GTGAGATAGTGCTGGCCAGTAGAAGTCGAAACGAGTTCGACGAGAGAACATTCTGTTTAGCCCTTGTTGGTAGTTCAGATCGGCTCTCGCTACGATCATACCAATGAGAACACAATGTTCTGTAAAGGATTTAGTGAATCCGTGCCCGCTAGCTGAAGCTGTCCCGAATGCGGCGAGGTTTCCTTGGGGTGTTTCAGTATCTGTTGATGATGTTTGAGTTACTGGGTGAATGTTTACAGGTGAGCTACCGCCGCCAAGATATTCGGGCCGTTGTAAGCGTGCGTCCGGAGATTGAACTCCGAAGTGTGAGCGGATGATTTCTGTGTACCTAGTACCGCCTCGAGCGTCGCGTTCATAAAGCTTTTGAATTTGGAAGGCCTCACGAAGTTGGTTGATTGTCGCTGCGGTTGCAGCGCTGAGATCTGCTTCCAAACCAGTGTTCGCGCCGTCGAATTGAAGAGAATTGAGCGGGCTGCCTCCGGCACCGCCAAAGTTCCCATAGGCCGTGATGGTTGAGTTCCCTGCATTGGTTCCATATAATTGCGATGAAGCAAGTGTTACCCGAGATTTCAAGAAAATCTCGTTGCCGTCGGACACGACGGGTGCTGTAGAACCTAGTGGCAATTCTACTGAAGGACCTTTTTGTGGCCATGGTAGTGCCGAAGTAAAGTAGTCGTGACGCTTTCCGCGTTTTAGTAGGACATAGTCCCCTGGTGCATCGGGTCCGTCGTCTCGGTCGACGACTACGGAGTCTTGTAGGTTTTGATCTCGGAACCATTCGTTCCAAATTAGATTGTAAGCCCGATGGAATAGAGAGATATGAGTAAGTCCAGCAACTCCAGTAGGAATTCCGAAGTAATCTGATAAACTTCCATTTGTGTACCCCGTTACTGCGGGCGAAGTCATCACAGGAGTAAGATAATCTGTGCTATCGCCAGGATCGATTTGCTCGCCGTTAAATTTTTGCCAGTTGTCCCATATAAGTCTAATAGGAACTGCGAAGAAAAACGATTCTAAAAAAAGGTTGTCCATAATTGGGACAATTGGGGTAGCCAGCCGTGTGAAAGAAGTCATCCGAAGGTTGAATGTGTCTCCTGGAAGTACTTCGTCGACGAACACCGGGACAAGGTACCCGGCGTCGAAGGTTGTTTTGTAGCCGCAAGATCTGTTGAATTGGGAGCGGGGAATATCCGCTCGAGGTACTTGCGAGAAGCTGTGTGACATTACGCTTTTCATTGTTGAGTGCCTTTCATGAAGTCTATTGCTGTGCCGAGGTTTACTCTCTTATCGTACATAACGTATTCCGCATTGCTATCATTAAATGTAGCGATCTCATGCAAACTAAAGTCTTGTGGGTGTTTGTTAAAGTTTGTTTTTGGGTCTGACACTGAGTCCGAGAAAGCTCTGATAGCTTGTCCACGGGTTTGCATGAGGAATGGTGATAGATAGGCTTCTGCTTTGTCATCGTAAATAGCGAATACTTTAGACGTCATTTTCGTAGCTCCTTTTTAGTCTTTCGAATTTTCTTTTCTGTATCTCTTCGCGCACAATTAGGCGTTCGCCGGAATTGTTATGTTCCATGGTTTTTGCCCTTTTTTTGCGCTTACGTTTAATGTTTTCGAAATCTTCGGGATAGGCAATTTCAAACTGTGCGTCATAATATTTGGGAGGTTTCATTTTCTTTTCGTTCATTACGACAAAGTCGTCTGGATATACGTCCCCTGTGAACTTATCGAGCCACAGTTTTCCGATGCCAGGTCTACGAGACATTGTTGTGTATTCGGGTTTGAGATCGGCGAACCATTCGCCAGTTTCTTTATCGAAGATTGTGTAGCGCTCTAGGGCTTTTTCTCCCGTGACCTTTTTCGTGATATATCGAGCAACGTACGCAGCGCTTTGGAAAGTAACGTCGCCAATAATACTACGGCCGAACGGCCATAATTCGTTGAGTTGTTGTGATACATAATACTTGTTCCCTCTGTGTTCTGTTTCTAGTTTTTTGTCTTTGAAATCAAAGTTAAACAAACAGGCATGATAATGTGGGCGACCGTATTTTTCTCCATATTCTCCACAATGGAAGAATCGGATTCCTGCGCCGTTGGCTTTTCTTAGGCGTTTCATAAAGTCTTGGAAGTGTTTGAAGTTTAGGGAGCCGTTTGGTGGAAGATGTTCTGGTGCATAGGTTAATGTGATGAATGAATTTTCTTTATGCATTGCGGCTTCGTGTGCACACCTGATTGCCCACTGACGTGAGCGTTCTAGGCGACAGCCTATGCATTGGCCACAGGGAAGTTCCACGGGTTGATCGACAAATCCGTCGTTCCTCGCAAATACTATATTGCGTTTGCCGGTTTTTGGATTAGATACACGACTCCGGTAACCGTGTAAGGGATAGAAGCAAGCCACTGCTTTTGTCCTTTTTTTTTGCCTAGAGTCTGATGCCGCCGCGCATTACACCTGTTACTAGGTTCTTTTTGTGTGTCTTAGAGGCCGTTTTACTGAACAGCCTTTTGGATTTTTTTGGGGCCATTTTTGTGCGTGATTTGAAGGCACGTTTTTTAGCCATTTGGGGCTCCTTTTTGGTGTTTTTCAGATCAAATATATTCGATCTGGGTAGTGTTGGTGTCAGTCCCACCAGTTAACATCAAGGGGGTTAACTGGTGGGGCAGCGCTTACGCGCCGCAGAAGAAGGGGGACAAGGCGCCCTAAAAGGCCGCCTGCGCAGTCGCGCTTTCGGTCGGTAACTTTACCGCCCGACCCCCGTTTGCTCACGTCTTGCCCGATTCTGGAGCTTTTGACGGCGTTTCTGGAATGGGCAGGTCTTGTTGAGGTGTTGGTTTGGCTGTTGCTAAGCCCATTTTGACCATTTCGCCCATATTTGCCGGATTTGAAGTGAATTCTAGGAACGCTCCCGGATCGTTATTGAATCGTGCTCTGATCGACGAGGGTAGGTCCATGAATCCGCGTTGCGCTTCAAGGACCTTATTTAGAGAAGTTTGATAGTCCTCCACGTTGGAGAAATCTCCATATCCTGGAGGTTTGTTTGCTACGTGCGTCAATACGCCCGTCTTTTGGTACTTCGCAAGGATATTGTTGATATCAGATTCGTCTTTGAATGCTTGTTTTGTTTTTGAAGGTTTTGTGAATGCTATAGCTACTTTGAGTGAAGGATCGTAACGTTTTCTGATTATCACTTTTGGTTGAGTTGCCTTGCTCATCTGAGTACCTCTCCTGTGTTTTTATCGATTATTACTTCTCTTGGTTTTTGTTTTGGGCTTTGCCCGTTGCGCCAAAATCCTTTGGCTGAGCCGAATGCTCCTGCTGCATCGTAGAGCCGTTTAAGGATTGAATCCACCGGCGCCATCTTTTCGTCAATTTTACCTTTGACTTCGATTGCAGGTAGTTCGGCTTTTTCCCTGCGTTCTCTGACTGATAAGTTTTTCTTTTGTTGCAGGTCTACTTGCGCACGCGCCTTTGCTGCGTTTGCTGTTTCCAGATCTGCGATCTGTTTGGTCTTAGCGGAGTTAATGTTTTCCCTGTTTAATGCTTCTCTCGCTCTTGTTTCTGCCGCTGATGCTTTTTCTCTTTCTGCTTGGTCTTTTTGAAGTTGTTGAGTTGTTTTTTCCGTTTGAATACTAGTGTCTACTTTTTCAAGTTGTTGTGTTGCGAGAGCTGAATTGACTGCTCCGCTAATCATGTTATCCGGTACCGGGTTTTGTGAAGCTATAGACGCCCCAGTGGGGGAGCTTGCTCCCCCACTGTTGGCTGAAAGAATTGGATTGAGGCCTGCCGCCCGCATGTCGGCGACTTGTCTTTGGTGTGCTGAATTGCTCATCCGTTCCTGAAACTGCATTTGTTCTTGTGCAATTTCTTTGTTCACCTTGTTGGTGTCTTTTTGGCCTTCCATCTGCATGTAGTTGGAAAGGAGGCCGGCTGCGCCTCCAATTGCCCATTCCCATCCCATTTTATTCTCCTTTAGAAATGATCGATTAGGCCTGGGACACCGTAAGTTGGCATTGGCCGTGCTGTTTTAATATCGAAGTATGCATCAAATAAAAAATCCGGTTCTGTGTTGACCGCTATTACTCGGTCCATCGGCGGATTTTCTGTTATGAATTCGTCGTTTAGTACCGGTAGAGTGCTAAACTCTTGTGCCAAATGCCACATGTCTAATGGGGTTGAATCCGTTGAACGGAATTTGCCGGTGATCAAGCTTGGTTTGTAACGATACTCCGCGTACCGCTCTTGGTAGCCAAATACCAAGTCATCGTTTGCGTCCGCTTTCGCGTAGATTTCTTTATTAAGGATTGCTTGTTCACCTAGGTGAGATAGTGCTGGCCAGTAGAAGTCGAAACGAGTTCGACGAGAGAACATTCTGTTTAGCCCTTGTTGGTAGTTCAGATCGGCTCTCGCTACGATCATACCAATGAGAACACAATGTTCT